CTGCAGTTAATCCTGGAAAAAAGGTATGGACTGCAATTCCTCCTACACTGTTAGAAATTGATCGTCCTAGGTCGCTGTTATGTTTAACCTGATACTCAACAGTGTTAGGTTTAAAGACAAATGAATCAGTATTACTAGAAGGAATCCCAGCCCATAACAAGTCGCCCATATAATAAGTATCAGTTACGTTTGGGATAATTCTTTCTAATGCAGGGCGCAAGATATCTTCTTTGTCCCATAGGTCACTACGATTAACGTTACGAGCATTATCGTAATCTCTAATAGTAGTAAAGTTGAGTTTGCCAGCGGCGATTTGTTTGAACATGTGTTTATCAACAAACACTAGTGTGCCGTTACTGTTGCGACCAAAAACTATAGCAGGAAACCCGTCCCATTTGATAGTTAATGTGTTAGTGTTATAAGAAAGACTAGTTAATTCATTAACTGCTCGATGGGCGCCGTTAGATCCTTCATTAATGATAAGATCTTCAGGATGTGCAATTCCTGCCATGTTATTACCTCTATATAATGTTAAGTGTGGTCGTAAGTACCGTCTTTCATATCTTTAGATACGTCATTAAAGATTTTCTTACAAGATAACTTCCAAATTTTAGTATCTATTTCAGTTGGTAGCTCTCGCATAGGGTATTCTTTAGTATACCGTTTATAACCATCTGCTACTGCAGTTTTAAAAATAGTATATTTAGGGTTGTTACCTGCTTTTTGTTTATCAATAAAGTTATACACTGCAGGTAAAAGGTGCCGGCGATACGCATCGTCGTCGTTGTTTAAAAAGAAAACTAAATCTTCGGTTAAATCAAAATCAATCTCATTACCGTCCTCAGATTGTTTAATAAACTCTTCACTTTTAAAGTGAGCATTTTCAAGTAGATCTTTAATACGCATAGTTAATCCCGTGTTATTAGTATATTTATACTTAATGCACTATCCGGTCAACTGTAAGTTTTATACCTGCAAGTTGCATTTTACACATGAGCAACATATTTTCACCGGTTACGTAAAAATGCCCGCCGCCGTAACTAGCTTGCTGCAACAACATTTCTCTACAGCCGTTAGTAACTCGTAATTTGTTAATAGCATCTGCCCATTCTAAGAAATCTAAATACTGTTTCTCAGTTCTGCCAATAGTAACACGAAATTCGTAGTTCATTGTTGGCATGTAAACTGTACCTGCTGTTAAATTAGCAGGCGGCATACTAATACTGCGAACTTTATCTACATTAATATCACGTAGTCTAATAATGTTGCTATATTCATTAGTGTAAATTGTAACTGTAGGAAATTCAACTCGAGTACTGTAGTCATCCATATCTGCTAGGTTGTTATAAATCTCCATAGTATATGCTAGATCTAACGGTGATCGCCATGTGTTATTAGTGTTAAGTAACTTTTCTTCACGATTAATTCTATTAAAATATGCATTACTATCAGGACCTCTAAATACATGACTAAATGCGCATACCAGCACAATATTGTACTGGTATTTGCCTTTGTATAATTTTTTAGTAGTATTAATCTGCATCTTCAACACTAAATACACTAGTAAGTACTTCTTTAGCAGTAAGTAGTGGTACTTTAGCTAACTTAGGTTTAGCAACAAGTGAAATGTTATCATCTACTACTGTAACAGTTAGCCACCCGCCAGTTTTAAGATCACCAAATAACATCATTTTAGCAAGATCACGTTTGATCTCTTTATCAATAATGCGATGTAGTGGTCTAGCACCCATTTTAGGATCAAAACCTTTTTCTAACAACCAATTAGTTGCAAACTTATCAATCTTAATACGAATACCTTTGTCTTTAACCTGATCACGTACTTCATCAATGAACTTGTTAATAACTTTTACCATTGAATCTTTACTTAACTTGTTAAATGTAATAACACCATCTAATCTGTTACGGAATTCAGGCGATAGGAATTTCTTAAGATCTGCATCTGAATAGTCTTTTTCTTGAGCACCAAAACCAATTTGATTCTTTTCTGCAGTTTGAGCGCCGGCATTAGTAGTTAAAATTAATACAATGTGACGACAATCAGCTTGTTTACCATTTGACCCTGTAATAAACCCGTTGTCCATCATTTGTAATAATACAGTAGATACGTCAGGATGCGATTTTTCAATCTCGTCAAACAATAGTACAGCATTAGGATTCTCTTGAATTTGTGTAATCAAAAGACCTGCATTATCTTCAAATCCTACATAACCAGGAGGACTACCAATCAGTTTACTAATACTGTGTTTCTCTTGATATTCTGACATATCAAATCGTAATAATTTAGTATTTAAATGTTTAGCAAGTGCCTTAGCAGTCTCAGTTTTACCGCAACCGGTAGGCCCCATAAATACAAAGCTGCCAATTGGTTTATTTTCTGATTTTAAACCTGCTTGTGCAACCATAATTTTATCAACAATTTCAGTTAACGCAGTATCTTGACCAAATACCTCAGCTTCAAGTTTTTCTTGTAGGGTAATTAGCGAACTAGTTTCAGTTTGCATAATTTGTTCAACTGGCATGTTAACCATTTTAGCTAATTCAAACTGAATATCAGCTTCAGTAACTACCCGTTGATCAGCAATTTTTAAGTTAAATCGTGAACACGCACAGTCAATTAAGTCAATTGCTTTATCAGGTAATTTTTTATCTGCTTGATATTTTACAGATAATTTAATTGACGCTTGCAATGCCTCGTCCTTAATTTTAAGTTTGTGATGTCCTTCGTAATATTTCTTAATACCTTTAAGAATTTGTAAAGTCATTTCTTGAGTAGGTTCATCAACTGTAATACGTTGGAATCTGCGCATCAATGCCCGATCTTTCTCAAAGTGTTTACGATACTCGTCCCATGTAGTTGATGCAATAACTTTAATGTTGCCTTTGCTTAATGCAGGTTTCATCATATTTGCTAAGTCGTTTGATGAACTACCTGATGCACCTGCGCCACTGATCATGTGTGCTTCATCAATAAACAATACGCATTTACCAAGTTTTTGTAATGATTTAATTACTTGTTTAAAACGTTCTTCAAAATCACCTCGGTATTTAGAACCTGCTAACATTGCAGCAATGTCTAAATTATACACAGTATAATCTATAAGGAACTCAGGAACTGATCCATTTACAATATTAAATGCAAGCCCTTCAGCAATTGCAGTTTTACCTACGCCCGGATCACCTACCATAATAACATTGTTTTTACTGCGACGTCCGAGTGCTAGTGCGATGTGTTCTAATTCATCTACACGGCCAATAACAGGATCAATTTTACTATTCTTAACTTCCTCGTTTAAATTAGTAGTATACGCCTGTAACGCTTTGTGTGTTTGTGAATTAGGTTTAGCTGCACCTGCAGGTGTATCTTCATCTAACGTAACATTTTGAACGTATTCGGCATATTTCTCTTTAGTAATGTTTACTTGTGCTACATAATAAAACGCCCAAGATCGTTTTTCTCCCAACATAGCTAAAAAGAAGTCAGCTGGTTCAATACGTGTGCCACCGTTAAACAACACTTGCGTAAATGCGCGATTTAATGAGCGTTCAACTGCTTGTGTTTTCTTAGGTTTAACGACTACATCAACTGTAGTAATTTCGTGACATTTTGATTGCAAATGGTCAAGAACTACATTTTTTAAAAATAAAGTGTCAGCACCAAAATGGTCTAGTGAGTCAGTAAATGCTTTATCCTCCATGAGCATTGCGAACAATACATGCTCAAGTGTTACATACTCGTGATGCATATTTTTTGCAGACGAGATAGCTTTATCAAAAATTGCTTGTAAATTTTCGCTTGGTTCAACCATAATAAGTTCCTTGTGTAGTTGTTAATAAAGTTATATTATACACTATTACAATTAAAAGTCAATTTATTTGACTGTTTAATATTTTTAATTGTGAAATTAATGAAGGATCAGTAATTGCAGGAACTTTAATATTAATAATTGTAATAAATTGTCCAACTTGTTTACTATGTAAATTAGTAAAACCGGAACCGTTTGCAAATTTTGTTCCTGTTTCTACTCCAGGTCTAATTGTTAAGTCAATAGTTCCTCCGGTGATAGTGTTAACCGGTTTAATACATCCAATCATTGCTTCAATTGGATTAATATCTAATGTAGTATATAAATCATTACCTTCACGTCTAAAGTTACGATCTGGCAGTACATGAATAGTAACATTAAGATTTCCTCGAGGAATACCGGAGATAGAATCGTCACCTAATCCGTTATATCGGATAGCGTCTCCGTGATCAATGCCTGCAGGTACGTTTATAGAAACGGTTTGAGGTCTACCACTGGGTAAATTAAATGTTGCATCTACTTGTTTACCGTTAAATGATTCAACTAATGTTACTTGCACTTGTAGATTTAAATCTTTATTACGTTGTTGTTGTCTAAACCCATTTCCAAACATATTTGTAAAATGCGCATGCTGTCCAAATACATCATTCATATCAAAATGGAAATGTTGTCCTCCTCCAAATCCACTAAATTGGTGTCCATTTTGTTGCATGTCATATTCTTGACGTTTTTGTGGATCACTTAACGTATCATACGCTACTGAAATATCTTTAAACGTTGCCTGGTTTCCGCCTTTGTCAGGGTGGTGTTTGTTTGCTAACGAACGATATGCTTTTTTAATATCGTCTTGTGATGCGTCGTTGGACACACCTAATTTTGAATAAAAGTCTGTCATGGTTAATTTCTCATAAAAAAGGTCAGTTTGTATAGTAATTATACTATACAAGACCTGACCTGTCAATATTTTGATTACTTACGTTTTTTAACTACTTTTTTTGGAGCTGGTTTTACAACTGGTTTTTTAGGTGGAACTTTTTTACCTTCAAATTTCTTATGAACTTTGATAGTTTTGCATTGTTTCTTACCTTTTACAGTTTTGCAAACTTCTTTAGTAGTTGGGCCAACATGCCCTTCTTCATGGTTAGCATATGCAACTGGTGAAGCTGCCAACATGCCAATTATAATTAATGATAATAGTTTTTTCATAATGTTTCCTTAAATTGGTTCATCTGATTTTGGAATTGGTTTTGCTATTGGTCTTTTTCTAACAGGTGCAGGAGCTTCTTCAACTACCGGTGCAGGCGCAGGTGCTGGCGGTACATATACCGGTGCAGGTGCATAAACTGGAGTCGGAGCTGGTGATTCTTGCGGTGCTGGCATGAAACTACCCATTCCAGGTAAAGACGGTGTGTTAATTTTTTCTTGTGTACGACCGTGTGCCGAAATACCTAATACAACACCCATTGCAATGTGATAAAGTCCACCACCTTGTAATGTTAATGGTTGCCACATGTCTAAGTTTTGACCGGGGTTATAGTATTGTAATACGTTGTATAGAATCGGTCCTACAATAAAGTCAAACAAACATGTTGCCATGTATGTCATTGCCATCATTGGGCGCCAGTATTTTGTCATAAAATCCTCTTTGTTTTCTTCCATTTACGTTCCTTGTATTTAAATTGCTTTTGCAGCGGTTGATGCAATTGTGATTGCAGTGTTTATAATTTTGTTTAATTCAGTTTGTGCGTTAAGTGCTGCCGCATCTTCGATGATAATTCCAGTTGTAGAAATATCTTGTAATAGTTCTTCATATTCAGACGCGCTAATTACACCGTTTTGAAAGTCTTCAGTTAATCCTTTAAGTTCTGCTGCTGCATCTGCAAGAGCGTGACTTTTAACAGTATCGTATCCGCTTAAACTATTTAAAATATCTTGTGTACTCATCGTGGTTTACTCCCTATAGTTTGGGCAATTGTAGTTGCCGCTTTTGTTAAAATATCCATTTTTTGTTTACAATATGCTTCACTTATTTTTTCTGTTTTATGATATCGTACATGTAATGGTTCTGTTAAATCCATTAATGATTCTGATAGTTTCATAGTTACTTTGTTTTCTGGTATAAATTCAGCATAGTTTTTAAATTCAATACTTTTTAAATATATACGATCTACAATAGGAACCATTTGTTGTTGATTACTACAAAACTCTGATCCTATTTGCGAAAGACTCCGAACGTCATTGATTAATTGATATTCGTTTTGATCAAATTTTGCCATAAAATACGCATCCATTGCTGCGCAACCAGATAGCATACTAAGTAAAATAACTGCTAATACTCTTTTCATTTTACGTCCTCATATATTTTCGTTTGTTGTTTGTACCAATCTTGCCATGCAAGATATCGTTCTCGTAGTTCATAGTAAGAACCGTAATTCTCACTAGCATTTTCTAATATATCACTTAGTTCTGGTTTAGTTTGAGATAATGTCTTTAACGTTGGTGCTGGCTCCATCAAGGACGGAGGTACCTGCGGGAAGCTCATTGTTAACGGCACTGTTGTAGAGCACCCTTGCAACATCAGGAACAGTACACTCAGCGTTAATAATCTCTTTGTGTTCTTGAATAATTTTTTTGGTTGCATATACTTTTTCCTTAATAACTTTTACTTTTTCCACCACACGAGTTTCAATTTGGATATTAACCTCTTTTGATTGGGCTTCTGCTATCGCTATTTTTTGTTCAAGTTCTGCTACACGGTTACGCCACTCCATCTCAACACCATAACCACCTTTAAAGTAAACTCCTACAACTAGTAAAAATGTTGACAGTATATTTAACAATAGTTTGTAATGATTTAAAAATGGAATAAACTTAATAAAAAATCCTGCTATAGTACCAATAGCACCTAATAGCAGGATTGTGTTAACCGCCCAAAGTAAATATGAATCAGGGAGGAAATGTAAGATAAACATTATGCACTCAATACTTTGATTGCATTCTGGTAGTGGTGCTTGCGGTCTTCTAAACCAATAGTTCCGCCATTAATGCGTTTAGTAAGTGTAACGATATCACCTTTATCAGCCCATTGGTTTAAGTTATTAGTTTCCCAAAACCAGCAAGCACTTTGTACAGCGCCTTCAAATGTTTCTAAGTATTCAATTGTTTCGTTAATATCCATTTCTAAACTTTCTGCAAAACGTGTATAGTTATCTTTACCTGTTAATTGGATAAGTCCACGACCACAAAATTTAAATCCTTCGCCTGTAGATTCATCGCCGTTGCCCATACGACTGCCGTATACTTTGCTAGCAATTTTTTCTGGTTTACCTGCATATGATTCTGCTAATGCTGCATTTGGAAAATATTTAGGAAATACTTTCAGTAATGTTGCTGCTTTATAATTTAAGTTTTCTTTTAATGCAGTATAGTTACCGCTTTCGTGTGCAGTTTGTGCAAGAAATGCTGCAACACGTTCCGGTGTGTTAATATCGTATTCTGGTAAGATAGATGATAACGCGTCATACCATTCTGAAATGTATGAGTTACCTGGAATAATTTTTGCCAAGTGTGCTTCTGTAAATGTAAATGCCATTATTTTTTCTCCAATGCAACAGCCCATCCGCTGTTTTCAAATATAAATGTATTACCAACCTTGGTAATATTGTAGTTACCTATGCATTTTGTAAAGTACATTACTTCTGCAATAGAACTACCTTCCAACATAATTGGACCTTGTATTGCGTTATAAACTGTTTGTTTAGGACCACTAGTAATTATCTCAAATGACAATGGCTCGGTCCATATTCTTTTAAATGTAATAGATTCGTTAGTTACTTCAACCTTGTCTGAAAAACTATTTGAAAAGAAATTACTAAAGTTGTCTAATTTGTCTCGTTTAGTTGCAATATCATATGCATTTTTATCAACCGGAATAGTTGAGGTTAAATTTTCTAAATTAGCATCTTGGCTTTTAAAACTTTTAAAATATCTAAATCTCATATCAGACATTCCTGTTAGTTTTTCAATGCCGGTTAATAACTCTAAAATTTGTTCAGCAGTATGTCTACTGCGTTCTAATTCAATAAACACTTTGTAATTACCGTCATCAGTTTCACCGGGACTAACATCTGCATCAAGTACAAAATCATAACCCATTTCTACAAAATTTTCTAAATCTTTTGCAGGGTCTTCGTGATCAACAGTAAACGATAACACTACCACATCTTGGTCGTCACCTATTTTACTTTTATAAGAGTCAATTTCAAAAACTTTTTTAACTAAGTTTTTAAGATCCTGCGAGTGTAAGCTTTCTGTAATCATGTTTGTCCTTACATTGGTGCAGGAGCTGGTGCCCCGCCTACTGCTGGAGGCATTCCGCCTGCTGCTGGAGGCATTCCGCCTACTGCTGGAGGCATTCCGCCCGGTGCTGGTGCTCCGCCCGGTGCAGGAGCTGGCTGTGCTGGTTCTTTTGGTGGTTCTATGTTTTCATTTTTTAGCTTATCCATATAACCTTTATACATATCAAATGCTAATTTTTTTGGCATTTGCATTTCTACAATCCAAATTGGATGTCGGTCTAATTTACCTTTTTTAGTACCCGGTCGTATGTCTTCTGGTGTTTTAATGTTTCTTGGCTCAACCATATGTGATTTTTGATACTTAACTTTACATCCTAAATCAACTAATCGTTTTCCACCGTCCGGGTTGGGCATTTTATCTCTTGGCCACATAAATCCAACAGTAATCCAATGACGGTCTACTTTTGGTCCATATGCTAATTCTCCATCTTCCCAGTTGTCATAAACATACAAATCTAGTTCGTCAAGCACTCGTTCAAAATCTTTTAATACTGCTAGACTTGAGTTGTTTTCATATAGATCTTGAATGTTTTTAATAATATCTAATACATCGTGTTGCATAATAATATCCTAAAACGTTTACACTTATTTATCCTGGTTTAAAATCAACCGGTATTTCTTTATATTTGACTCCCTTTCATTAAATAACTGTGTAGTATCCATGTCGCTGTGGGTACTACCATTCTAACAAAAAACTAGGAGTTACACTATATGGCCCAAAAACGAGTACAAAAACGTTTCACATCGCAAGTTAACATAGTTGAGTTTCAACAACCAAAATTGATTAAACCAAAAAGATACAGCGTAACATTAAACCCGCGCAACCAGAGTCAGAAAGAATATGTCGCAATGCTACAAGATGAAGATACTAGCATTGTGTTTGCAGTTGGACCGGCAGGTACAGGGAAAACGATGTTAGCAGTTCAAAATGGGATTAAATTATTTCAGGAAGGGTTAATAGATAAGATTATTGTAACTAGACCAGCAGTATCGGTAGATGAAGAATTAGGGTTCTTACCAGGCACATTAAATGAAAAGATGGCGCCATGGACAAGACCTATTTTTGATGTATTCGGAGAGTATTACCATCAGACAGATATTGCAAAATTTCTAGCTGAAGGTGATATTGAAATCAGTCCACTAAGTTATATGAGAGGGAGAACTTTCAAAAATGCGTATATCATTTTTGACGAAGCTCAAAATACAACTCCTAATCAAATGAAGATGGCTCTTACTAGATTAGGGGAAAATTCACGTATGGTTGTAACAGGAGATTTAGCACAAGCTGATCGCTTGCACGATAACGGTTTATTAGAATTTATTGATAGATTAGATAATAATAAAACGGCATTAAGCCATATTGATGTTGCGTATTTTACGCATAAAGATATTGAACGCCATAACGCAGTAAAAGAGGTTTTGGCACTCTACGGGGAAAGTTAGAAGTTTTAAAATAGAACTAGCAGCTGACTAGTCAGCTGCTATTTTTATAATTTTTCAACAGTTATACCACATTTTTCTAAAAACTCAAGTCCGGCGGCACTGCGATAAGTTTCTGTGTAGAATACTTTAGTAATTCCGGTTTGATATATTAATTTAGCACATTCAATGCATGGAGCATGTGTAATAAACATAAAAGCACCTTTACCAGTTTCAGTTGATTTTGCTAATTTTGATATGCAATTGCTCTCAGCATGAATAACTTCTGGTTTAGTTTTAAGATATGAATTACTAGTTTGAATTGTATCCATTTCGTCTTCGCAGACATTATCCCACCCAATCGGAGTTCCATTCCACGAAGTAAGCATAACCCCGGTTTCGGTAACAATTACTGCTCCAACTTTTAATTTTATCGCATGTGATAAGTTTGCAGATTCGTATGCAATATTCATATAGTATTGTTTGAATTTAAGTTTCATAAGTAATCACCTGAGGTAAAGATAATTGAGAAATAATAGTGTAGTTATTATTTCACATCCTTAAAAAGTTCGTCAACGGGTTTAACTGCATCCTTCCATAATTTGTAAATTACAATTGGATCAATGATTAATAAAATAAACCAACCTAGTGTAAATTCCCACCATTCGTTTGATGACATGTAGTACGGTAGTACAAAAATAAACTGTAGTAGAAAGAATAATAATACAGCCAACACTTTGAAATAAATTAACAACATAGTTGCTCCTTAGTAATTAAATAAAAACATATTATACTATATTAAATGCATTACTGCAAGTTTACAGATTGCCTAATCGTATTAATGTAGCAGATAAATTAATCTCTGCATCTGCAATAATAGTATGATCAACTAGTCCTTGTTTAATAATAAGGATAGCTTTATTTTGTAGTGTCTCGTTACCAAATATTTCTACATTATCATATAACCATCTATAGATTTCTTCCATCTCTTCTGGTCGTGCTTGAGAACATAGCAGTTTACGGGCATCGGATATTTTACCTGCTTTAAATAATTCTACCATTTCTACTTTATAGTCGCCGCTACCAGTATCGCTATATGATGGTGACGCAAGCGTACCACTTAAACTGTTCATCTGTACTGTATTAATACATTACAGATGAACAGTTTAAGTGG